GCTGCCGGTTTCTCAGTTCCCTTCGGCTGCACTACACTTTCGCGGTGGTGCATCTTGTATGCCCGGCCACTATAGCTCAGTCGGTAGAGCATCTCACTCGTAATGAGAAGGTCGCGAGTTCGATTCTCGCTGGTGGCTCCACCAAAACCCCAGCTAAACACCCGTTTTAGCTGGGGTTTCTTCTCGTCTCGCCGTCTCCGGGTTGTCCCGAGTTGTCCCAGGTTGTTTCTTTTATTGGCGCACACAGAGCGCACACAGAGCGCACACGCGGTGTCAGTGCAAGCGGACCTAATTTGGGCAATCGATAGACTGAACCTTTATGGATGAGGGACAAGAACAGATCGTCGAGCGGCTGCTAGAGAAGAGCAAGGAAGCTTTTGCACTAGGAGTGGAGCTATACAACCGGCCAACATTGAAGTATCACGCGGAAACCTGCTCGATCTTCCTCTGCAATGCCTGGGAGCTGATGCTCAAAGCGCACCTAATCCAAAAGCGAGGTATTGACTCGATTTACTACTCGGACGGATCAGGAAGAACCCTCGCTCTCAAAGATTGCCTGAAAAAGGTCTATACGAACGACAAGGACCCCCTCCGGGTCAACATGGATGAGCTAATCAAATTTCGCAATGTAAACACTCACTTCATCACCGACGAGTATGAGATATTTATCGGGCCGTTCCTTCAAAAGTCAGTAATGAACTATGCGGACAAACTTTTAGAACTTCACGGAGAATCGGTCAGCGACCTTATCCCAGAGAACTATCTAGCCCTTGCTGTTCGTCGCGGCACAATCGACCCGGACATCATCCGCGCGAAGTATGAACCGCGCGTGGCAGAAAAACTTCTCAAAATGAGCCGATCGGCTGCCGATGCGGCAGGAACGGGGGAAGGCGGAAGCGCGGCAGCGATCTACGAAACTAATCTTCGAATCGTCAAGAAGGCACAAGACGCTGACCTAAACGTTTATGTCGATAACACGGCAGATGCCGGCGTAGCCATCGTTAAGGACGTTCGAGACGCAGCTAGTTACTACCCGTACACGGCAAAAAACGCGGTCCAGGAGGTGAAGAGTCGCTTAGAAAATTCTGAAACGAATATTTACTTCCGGGGGGAGAAGCGGGTTTTCAATAAGTGGCACTTCGACCTCTTCAGCAAGGTGTTTCAATTCAAGGGAGACGAGCGGTATGCCCACGATCGGAGTACAGCCGGAGAAAGCAACCCATCCTGGACTTACTCACAAAGGGCTATCGAATTTATCGTCGCTCAACTTAAGAAAGAGCCTGAAACTTGTATCGACGCGTTACAGGCAAAGGCGGCGGAAAGGTAAAACGCCAACCCTCGGAGCAAAGGAATTCTCAGGCCGAAGCCCTACTCCCATTCGGGAACCCAGCTTTATCCTTCTCGGGTTGGCGTTGTACCCGCAAGCGTAATTGCGCGACTGCACTTGCACAACACATACACGCACATCGAGCAATACGTTTTGCAAAAAGACAAGGTCGAAGAGACAAAAAGGTTCACGCAATCACCCCGAATTACCCCCCCAAACGCCAGTCTGGTTGTCCCCGAACCAGCGAAAGCAAAGAGTTCGTCAGACTCACTAACCCACATCCGGCACCGCGCGCAGGCCGTCGCGCCGGGCGGTGCGCTCCGCGCGGCGTTGTGCGCGGGCGGCGTCGCGTTCGCGTTCGGCGGCGAGGTAGGCGTCCATGGCGTTCGGAATCGCGTCGAGACCCTCGTCCCACAAGTGCCCGTAGACGTTGAGGGTGGTGGAGGCATCGGCGTGTCCGCACATGCGCTGCACGGCGTACACGTCGGCGCCGGCGGCGATGGCCATGGACACGGCGGTGTGCTTGAGCGTGTAGGTGTCCACGTGGCCAAGCTCGGCGTCCTTGCACATCTGCGCCCAGATGCGCCGCCATCGTGCGGTGGTCCACACGTTGCCGTGCTCGTCGGGGAGCAGCGGAGCGGTGGGGGACTTGCCGACGCATTCGTCCTCGAGGTCTAGGAGGAGTTCTCCGCCGACGGGCACATCGCGGTGGCGGTGGTTTTTGGTGTCGCCGGCGTGGCCAAGCTGATCGACGGAGCGCCGCACAATCAGGCGTCGGCGGCGATAATCGAGGTCCTCCACGCGCAGGCCTTTGGCTTCGCCGGGGCGCATGGCGGTCATGAGCAGCACCCGGACGAAAAGCTTGGCCTCCGGCGTGGGTGCCGCTTCGAGCAGGCGGTCGACTTCGGCCACGCGTAAGGCGCGCCGCCGGCCTTTTTCTTGCCGCACGAGGTCGCCGGATTCGAGCGGGTGGTCGTAGATGATCTTTTGTTTCACCGCCAGCGTGCACAGCGCGTTGATGACGATGCCCACCTTGCGTTTCTGCCCGGAGCCGAGCGGTTTCGCTTCCTTCTGGTGCGGCCGTCGTGATTGCAGGCTGTCGATCCAGGTGGTGATTGTCGGCCCGTCGAGCTCGCACACGGGCGTCTTGCCGAAGGCCGGGGCGACGTGCGCCCATGCGGAGCGATAGGACGCCACCGTCGACTTGGCTTTGCCTTCCTTGGACTTAATCCACGGGTCCCAGAGATCCTCTAGCGTGATGTCGCGCTTGTCTTTGGTGATCCAGGTGCCTTGCTCCTGGCCGACAGTGACCTTGGCGCACCATGCTTCGGCGGCGTCCTGTGTGGGGAAGGTCTTGGAGACCTTGCGCCCGTTTTCTTCCCAGACGGCGCGCCACCGGTTGCCCTTGCCCCACCGGGCGGACTTCACGCGTGTTTTGCGGCTGGTTTTGTCTGGATTGGGTTTTGTCCAGTCATCACGGACGTGTGCCATGTATTCTTCTCCTTGTCTGACCACCCAGTCCCCCGAGGTGGTTGGGCACTCCATAAGTCGCCCCGCGGTTGAAGCATGCCGGCTCCCGCGGGGCGCACCCCTTTATGCGTTACACCTTTTTCAGGCACTTCTCGGCTGCGTATGCGCCGTCCAGTTTCCCGTTCGGTGTCTCCGGCCAATTGAAAAGTTGCGCGGTGCCCTTGGTCGCAGAGGTAATCGGGCCGGTGCCATCAATCGGGCTAGTGAACACTGCCTTGAACGGGGTCTTATCACCCGGGTAAATCACTTCAGCAGCAACGAAGAAGTTGTCCACTCCCCGCACCATCGTGGACTTATCCACCCCAAGGTCGCCGACGTTGTAAGAGCTGCCATCGAGGAGACGCCCTAGTAGATCTTCAGGAACGGGTAGGCAGGTCCACTCTTGACCACCGAATTCCACAGTCTCGGCCTCCGGCTTCTCCGTCTGCTCGCTGGGCTCCTCCGTCTGCTCGCTGGGATCTTCCGCCTGCTCGCTTTCCTGCGACGCTGCGGCGGTCGCCGCCTCCTCCGACTTAGCCTCCGTAGCGGCCGAGTCCGATGAAGAACCACTCTCGGAACTGTCACCGAGGGAGCCGATAACGGCCAAGGCTACGACCACGATAATTGCCCAAAACCACCAGCGCTTCGTGATCGGCTTCTTAGGAGGATTGGTTGAGACGCTGCTCATGTTGCTTCCTTTCACGCACTGGCGCGCCGGGGTGCACGCCAGACTTCCAATAGGTGGACAGTGACCCCGAGCTCGGCGGCGATCGCGCCGGGGTGGGGGCCGAGCGCTGCTTCGGCGCTCCTGTATTCATCTTCGCTGATTAAGGTTTCGGCCGCCCAGCGATCGGCGGAACGTTCTTGCTTCTCGACGACCCACCGCGGCAGCTCCGGCCCCGCATCGTGGCCAAGGACGGCGTGGCCGAGCTCGTGCGCGAGTGTGCACCGCCGCGCGCGGGCGGGGAGGTCGGCCCGGAGGCTGATCGTCCGCCGGGCGGGATACCACCGCCCCTTGTCGCCCCCACGGTGGGTGACGACCTCGACGCCGTGTTCTAGCGCAATCTCCACGAGGCTAGGGACCTTCGCCAAAGCCCTCATCCCCCTCCTCCGGCTCGTCCGGCGAGGAGTCCGCCGCATACGCACCCAACTCGATTACCTCGGCATCCTCGTCCGCGAGCTCACCGAATGTGCCGAACCACGAGTGTGGATCTGCATCAATCCGCAGCGCTAGAAGGCGGACCAACTGCTGATCGGTTAAAAGCTCCCCAACCTGATCAATCGAGACATCGGCAATTTCTTCGGTTTCGAGATGGCCTGTGGCCGCCAGAGCTTGAGCGGGGTTCTCCCCGTATGCACGCGCTAGTGCGATGACATTCTCCGCAGATAAGTGGCCTGCCGCCAGTTGTCGGTGCAATGTCGAGGGGGTCACGCCGGCTGCGAGGGCGGCCGCACGCTCAGCTTCTCCACCCGTGAGCCTTACATACCAATTCTTGTGGTTCATGCGTTCCATTTTGCACTACTGGGGGCCTCTGTGCAACTTGCACTGCACCTAATTTGAAACTCTCTACCTGCGGAAACGAAACAGGTTTGTAATTCCGCTTGTGCAATTCGAAGTAATAGTGCATGATGGAGCGTGCGCTGCGAAACGCACAGGAGGTATGCGCGATGACCATCTCAATCCGCCCGGAGGTGCTCGACAAAATCCGGGAAGAACAGGAATTGAACTCGGACGAAGCTCTCGCCCACCACCTCGGGTTGTCGCTCGGAACGGTCCACGGGCTCCGCAAGGGTAGGACCCCAACTGTTCCGACGCTCGTCCGAGTGATGGATGCGGCCAACGTCAAGTTCATCAAGTCCGCACTAGTCAAAAAGAAAAAGGAAGAGAACCCCGCCGCGTAATCGCGCCGGGCAGAGGAGAAAACCATGAAGAAGGAAAGCGTGAACAAGATCTTCGACCAGTGGGTCGAGGCCCGGGTGCTGTTTGACGCCGGCCCCGACGAGTTCGGGCAGGACGCCTGGCATCAGTCAGTAGGGCGGATGCTGGCATTCTCGGAGGTGTTCCTAGAGCTTGCCGGCGACCAGACCACCTACCAGCAGACGTACTTGGCGGATTGCAAGGAGCAGGCAGCAGTGCGCGCCGACGAGATTCTCACGAAGTGCCGCGCCCACCGAGCCGAAATCCTCGCCGCCGAGCGAGCATCCACCCACGCATAAGAAAACCCGCCTGGTAGCAGCAGGCGGGTGTGGATCCAGAAAAGGAAAACCATGCAGAACAATACCACCTTCCTCACCGTCCGCGAGTTCGCGGAGCGCACTGGCTACTCGGAGAAAACAATCCGCAAGCTCGTCCGCCGCGGCGAGATTCACTCCGGCCGGCGCCGTGGCCAGAAGCCCGGCAAGGGGGTCAAGATCCTGATCCCCGAGGCGGAGGTCGAGCGCTTCGTGCGCATGGAAGCCGTCGCGTAACCACCCCGGCCACTCGTTTGGCCACCGGCCCGTCCGCTGCCAGGAATGGCCTGGCTGACATTGTCCCCCTCGCGCTGCAGGCTTGCGCGCCGGTTCGAATCCGGGGACGGGCACCAGGAGGCGTAGCGAGGCCTCTCTTGTCCTCGCGCAAGGACGCATCCGTGCCAGTCGTTCGCTTTCCGCTAAGCGCACGGCAAGGCGTTCCTGCGCCTCCACCCAACGTCAACTGAAAGGGAAAAAGATGATTCCACCAATCGCAGGCCTCAAGCTGGCCGCGAACGCTCTTTTAGCGAAACTGTCCGCGACAGCTTCGATAGTCGCGGCGAAGGGGAACCCTGCAGCGGCGGAGCAAATATCCGACACAATCCGGGATCTTCGCGAAGTATTTGATTTGTTCGTCAGCGCCATCGAGCGACTGGTGCTGGTCCTCGATGGCAAGGAAGAGCGCCCCACAATCCTGCAGGCGGGTGGTGCTGCGGCGTACACGCATGATCAAGTTACGCAAACAATGGCGGCGGCTGACGCCGCTCGTGCGGAGGCGAAGAAGTACCGGGAAGAGGCAGAGAAATACCGGAAGAATGCCGAAGCCGCCCGGAAAAACGCGGAGGCACAGATGCAGGACCTCAACCCGGAGGCCGCGAGGCAGCGTGCGGAAGCTAAGCGCCGTCGCGCGTTTCTCAAGATGGACATCGAGCTTCGCAGCTATTCACGGGCTATGAAGCTCGTGGACCCGAGCGGAAGGATGGTGTCCCGCACGGAGACGCCAGGGGACGAGCAGCTGGCCCGATTCTCAAAGGCCGTGCAGATAGCCACCGGGCAGGTGAAAACCGCCATCGAGCAACGCAACGCTGCGCAGCGCGAGGTCGACACGGCCAGGAAGACTCGAGACATCCTCAACGGTTGGCTTAAGGACGTCGAGCGCGCCGAGAGGGAAAACGGCGATGCGTAATTTCGACCAGAGCCTTATCTCCGTGTTCACCAACTCCGCGCTGGATGTGTGCTGGCCAATTTTCTCACAGTCGGTTCTCGATGGGTTGGCGCTGGTGTAGCCATGAATAACGCTGAAATCACCGCTATGGCCACGGCCGTGGACGTGCTGCACGACGACCGCCACCGCCCGCCGCTGGACCAGGTCTCGCCGGCCGCGGCTGCCCTCCGCGACGAGGAAGAAGGCGAGCAGTTCACTCCCACGTGGCGAGACCTCGGTCTCGTCATCGTCGGAATTCTCGTGTTCTGGGTCCTCTACGTCGGCGCATGGGTCGTCTTCGGAGGTGCCGCATGAGTGTGCAGATGACCGAGCGCCCCGAGCGCTGCACCCCCATCTCCAAAGCGAACTTCGTTGCGGAGGTCCGCGACCTGGCCGCGTTCTACAAGGACCGAATTCCCCTCCATTGGGAGGACGCGCTGCACGACTTGATCTACACGATCGGAATGGAGCCTGACGATGCCGCAGATTAATGCTGAGCTCTACGCCAAAAACCACGCCGATAAGGCCGCGTCCCCGTGGCTTGTGAAGGTCGTAGTCGCATGGCTGACCGGCTTCGCCACCGCGAGCGCAGTGTTCGCCCTCATTGGCTTTTGGGTGCTGGGGGTCCTGTGATGGCCGCCCCGAAACCAAGCGACGTCGCCGCTAAGAACCGAGACCGCCTCCTCCGCGAGCGTCTTGGCCACCTGGCCGACGATTTCGACGAAGTCAGCCGAATCTTCTCCTGCTTCCTGGAAGACCTGGAAGGCGAAAGCACACAGGAGATGCACACCGCCGCACTACTGACCTTGGCAGTGGTGCTCCACCACCAACCAGAAGAGGAGGAACTATGACCACGGCACAACCGTCCGCCGACCTCGTGCCGGCCGTCCTCGATCTTGTCTCCGACATCCGCGCCGAACGTGACCGGCTCCTAGACAACCTCCGGGACCAATCCGCCCGCCTCGCGGCGAAGGACGCCCTGTGCGCCACCCTCGAAGCAGCCCTCGCGGCGGCGAACCGCGAACTCGGCAACTACATCCCACCCGCCGGCGATTCGTCCGCACCTGCAGGGGAGCAGACACGCAAGGACCTCGCCGCGATCAAGAAGCGTAACAAGGACTTGCAAACCGACCTTGCCGCGGCCACGAAGCGCGCTACCAAGCTCGAAGTCGACCTCGCAAACGCGCGGCACGACTACCAGCAGACCCGACAGCACGCAGCCTCACTAGAAGACAAGCTCGCACGCAAGTCCAAGGAGCTCAACAGCGTCACCGAGAAGCTGCACGACCGCACCGACGAGCGCGACAAGGAAGCCGACCGACTCCGCCAAGCGCACAAGGAACTCGACGCCCGGGGCGAGCGGATCAGTGAGTACCACGCCCAGGCCAAACGCGCCCACGACGAGAAAGAGCACACCGCGGAGAAGCTACGCAGCGCCGAGCATGCTCTCGACAACGAGCGCGAGGCCCATGCCCGCCACCTAGACGAGGCGGAGAGAACGATCCACAAGCTCAAAGAAGACTTGGCCGCCGTCGAAAAGAACCTCGCCCACGCCCAAAAGAACAACCAGGTGGCAATCAAGAAGTGGACTGACGACTACGCCAAGCTCCAAGAGAAGCTGACAAAAACAGAGGCAGAACTCGAAGAGCTCAAGAGCAAACCCCGCGTGGCCACCGACACTGCCCAGGCGCACGACGCGCCGGGTGTGGACGCGGCTGCACTTCGCCGGCACTTGGCCACCGCGTTCAACCAGTTTGAGGTCGACGAGGAGAAGTCTCTCCGCGCAATCAAGCGCGCGCTGTCACTCCTGGACGAAGACGAGGGGAGGGGGCAGTAGCAATGAGCAAGCAGCCATACGCAATCAGTCTGTTTAGCCACGACCAGCAGACGCTCGTCCTCCCGCTCGACCCGGCGGACGCGCAGAAGATCGCGAACCTCGCCTCACTATTCGGCGATGTCGAAACGCACGAGGGGCAGATCGTCCTGATGGTCCGGCCTCTGCAGGTCGCCCCGATCATCGAGGCCCCAGACGGGCACATCCGCTACTGCGGCCGCAACTACACCACCGGCCGCCCAATCACCGCGAAGGACCCCAACTCCCAAGCGAAAGCAGGCACACCATGACCATCCCAATAACCACCCTCGCGCCGGGTGAAGAGAACGAATACGTCGGCTGCTGGTGCGAGATCGTCGGCGTTGAGGGCTTCCTCGGCATCTACGAAGGCGATTACCTCGGCGGCCGCGTCAAGGTGCCGAACGAGCACGCTCCGCTCTACCCGGGCACCGAGAAGATCATCATCCGCACCGACATCCCCCGCGCCTGGACACCAGCCGGACAGCCTCCCGCAAAGGAGAACCCACCAGCATGAGCACCTCCACCCAGACCTACAGCCCGTTCCCATCGATTAGCCCGTCTCGGCGGGACGCCGAGAGCAAGCAGCTCACCGCCGACGAGCTGATCCGCATCACCCCACGTGGCGTCCGCACCGCCGTCGAATCACTCGCGCACGGCGAAATGCCCTTCGACGCGATGCCGGACTATGCGCTGCAGTGGCTCAAAAAGCACGGCGCTCTCAAACCCGCTCAAAAGTCTGGGATGAAGTGGAAGTACACCCCATTGATGCGCAGCTACCTGACCAAGATCGCCGCGAGATACCGATGAACAAAAAGTGGTGCCCACTATGTGGTGCGGAAACCTGGGAAGTCCAAGGGCGAACAGGCCCCGTCCTGCTCGACCCCTCAACTCCCGACGCCGCCGCAACAGACCGCATAAGCGTCCGCTTCCACGGAGCAGGCGGAACCACCACCAGCAACCACAGCTGGATCATCCACCGCTGCAAGCAGATCAAGTTCCCCAAACCCCACAGCACCGCCGCCGTCAACGCCGCGCGCCGGGTGGTGGGGCTCGACCCGGTCAAGGAGAGGGGAGACAGTGCGTGAACGTGACCTTGACGAGTGGTGGGCGCGGCTACCCGAGAAACGCAAAGCCCAGATCCACTCGTGGCTGGCCAAAGAAACCGATCCCTCCGACCTACCGAACCAAATCCCCCTGTTTCCGCAGGGACAGGCACAGAAAGGAGAAACACTGTGACTGACTCCCGCTTCCTCTGCCGCATGGACAGCCTCTCGTGCGCTTTGCGCGCTGCCGTCAAGGTCGCCGGCAAGGATGAGATCGCCTACGTCCGACTGCACCGACTGAACGAGCACACCCTGTCCATCTCAGCACTCGGGGAGAAGGCGTCGTTTCGGGCGAAGCTCAAAGTCGACTTCGTTCACTGGGATGACGAGCGCGACGACCGAGTCGAGCTGTCCAAGCACGCGGCGGCGTCTCTGGCCGGCTACGAGGTCAAGACCCCGGACGGGATCGATGCGGAGCCGACCGTCTCCGTCACCATCGGCCAGGAGCGCATCCGCGTTCAGGACGAGACGGGCCTGTTCCAAACTGCCGGCGGCCGTGACGAGCACCGCCTCGCTCACGCCGTGCTCCCCGGCGACCACGAGAAGATCTTCTTCGACGCCGCATCCGCGCCTGGTGCCCCGTTCTGGATCCCACCCGAGACCCTGGCCACCATCTCCGGCGTGGCCAAGCTACTCCGCCGCCGGATCGTCATGCTCACTCGCTCCGAGCCGGAAGAACTGACGTCGCGGTGGTACGTCCTTGGCGACGACTGGCAGATGACCGTGTCCCACAAGGAAAAGCTCCAGATAAAGCAGGACCAGGAAGACACCGCCGGCAAAGACTCCCCGGCCACCGAAGCAAACGAGCAAAGCGATGGCGGTACCCGCCGACTCGTCGCCGCCGCTCCTGCCGGAGGTATCGCATGACCAACCCCAAAAACCCAATACCGATGCTCATCAAGCGCCGCCACCGGGCAGACCCCGAACTACTCCGAGCCGTTTTCCAACCGATGATCGATGCCGTCCGCTTCCTCCGACCTGTCATAGAGCACTACGAAGAACTTGGTATCCACATCCCATCACCACTGGAGAAAGAGTGCCAACGAGCAGTTCAGGCCTACTTCAACGAGCACGCCAGCGACTTCGGCCCGACATGGCCATTCGTCGCCACGCGCGCCGGGAAGGCAGGTCGTCGTTGATGTCGGGCGCGATAGAACACCTTTGGGGCCTGGAGCCAGGCGAAGAGACCGCGGCTCTGTGCTGGTACAAGCGCCAGAACACCGGCGTCTCGCCGTGGGACGGTTCACACCCCCGCGAATCGTACGAGGAAGTCGCCGCACGCCACGAGGAGGCCCGCCTGCGGTGCCACCGCTGCCCACTGCTCGAAGCATGCGAACGCGCACTCAGCGACATGGAAAAGCAGGGCCTCCGGGTCGACGGCGTCATGGCTGGCCGGTACTCCGACGTCATCGCGTACTCCAATGGCGAGCGCAGGTTCGTGCAAACCACGTGCCGCGGCTGCCGCGCACCCTTACGGCCACAAGGAGATGTGAGCAACAACCGGAAGTTCCCCGCCGGCGCCCGCGCCCATCGGGGTGAAGGGCTTTGCGAGAAGTGCTACCCGCGGCTCGCGCGGGCGGTGCGCAACCCGCCACCACCACCGCCGAAACGCTCGTATCAACAGAACAACCCAATCGGGACACCCGTATGACCGCCACTACGAATAGAGAGGAGATGCGCACATGCCCTGGCTGCGGATCGGCGACGACGCCACCACCCACCCGTACATGGCCAAGCTCCTCGTCGCTACCAACCTCAACCACCAAGAAAAGAACGAAGCCTTTGGAGTACTCGTTCAACTCGCCTCCGTCTCCGCCGGACACCTCACCGACTACCTCGTCGAATACGGCTCCCTCGCCCAAGTCGCGCCGGGTCGCGAGCGCGAGGTGCTCAACGTGCTCAAAAAGGCCGGCCTCGCCACCGAAGTGGAGGTGGACGAGCATAAGGCGATTCGCCTGGTCATTAATGACGAAAAGTTTGTCCACGCGAAGCGGCGTGAGGAGGTTGAGGCAGACAGGCGTCGGGCGAGGGATAAGCGCACTCCCGGACTTCTCGCGCAGGTGCGCGTACGCGATGGAGACAGCTGCCGTTGGTGTGCGAAGTCTGTCAGCTGGTCCGTTCGAACCGGCTTCCGTGCTGCGACGTACGATTCGCTCAGCAGCCACAAGGACAGCACCGTCGACACCCTCGTCGTAGCGTGTAGTCCCTGCAATACGAAACGCGGCAATGGTGAGCAGCTGAAACTCCTTGCGCCACCGACCCCAGAAAGGATGATTTACGGGCCAGAAACAGTAGAATTCGTCAATCGAGACAAGTGGTGCCAGGACCACGGCATCCACATTGAGCCAACCCAGCCGACACTTCCCTTCGAGGAAGGTCAGGCAGCAGCGGCCACTAGGCAGCAGCAGGACGAGAAGGCAGCAGCGCCCGAAGCGGCAGCAGCGCCAGACCACCGAGCAGCGCCACGGCAAGCAGCGCCGACCTCCGACGAGGACGAGCCGGCATGGCTCCGGCAACCGAGTTCCGATTTCGTATCCCGCCCCACCCCCGCAGCAGCGCCCGAAGCGGCAGCAGCGCGACCCGGCGACGAGGCAGCAGCGGCCACTAGGCAGCAGCAGGACGAGAAGGCAGCAGCGCCAGACCACCGAGCAGCGCCACGGCAAGCAGCGCCCGATGCACCGGAAGGCGGCGAAGATAACGAAAAGGTAACGAAACCGGGATGCGTCCTAGGACGCCCGGGTGACGGACCCGAGAACGTCGGGTCGGGACGGGTCGGGACGGGTCGGGACGGGTCGGGACGGGAAGGATCGGTTCGAAAGCGCCGAAGGCGCGGGAAGAGGGGAGGGAAGAATAAGTGATTGTTGATGATTTGGGTAGGAATCTTCATTGGTTGTCGGTAAGGGCTGACCTTGTCGATGATCTGCTTTTCCCTAGACAGGCTTCTTCTGGTGAGAACGCTGGTAAGCCTCCTGCTCGGAGGAAGTCGAAGCCTCCGCTTGTTGTTGATGTGGCTGACTTCATTCGGGACGGGGAGAACATGCTCGGCTTCTGGTGTGGTCGGCTGGTTGAGTCGTGCCCGGAGGTTGGTCGGCCGCCTGCGTCTCGGCGTATGTCGGCGCGCGCGGCGTGGCTCGGTGGCCACGTCCCGGAGCTGGAGGCGATGCCGTGGGTGGAGATGATGGCGGGCGAGGTGGCGTCGTTGTCGGCGATGGTTATGGATTTGGTTGATCCGTTGCCGGCGGCGTCTGATCCCGAGCCGATCGAGGAGGGCACCACGCGCGAAATCGCGGGGTGGTTGCGGCACCTTGGGTGGCCTACGAGTCGGACGACGATTCGGCGGTGGGTTGAGTCGGGCCAGTTGCCCGCGCGGTTGTTGCTTGACGGCCGTGTTGTTGTCCGGTTAGACGATGCACTCGACCTGGCGAAACGCCACGGATTTATGGGTGGCCCACCCCGTACCGTAAGCTGACGCTCGAAAGAGCTGTGAGCCCCGGAAGCCTGGTTAGGCCCGGGGCTCTTGTCGTGGGCGGGAGGTGGCCATGCTCTACGTCGTCACCGGCGCGCCGGCCGCTGGCAAGTCCACGTGGGTGCGAGCGCATGCCAAACCGGGGGATCTACGCTTCGACACCGACGCCTTGACCAACGTGATCACGGGCCGCGAGCCTGGCAAACACCACCACGACACGAAGTCCAAGACCGTCACCGCCGCCGCACGGCAGGCCGGTATCGACGCAGCTTTGCCGGTGGCCACCGAGCGCGACGTCTACGTGATCCACTCCAACCTGTCCAAGGACCTCGAAGCGAAGTACCGTGCGCGCGGTGCCCAGTTCGTCATTGTGGACCCAGGCGAGGAGGAGAACCTGCGCCGCTGTGCCGCGCACCGCCCCGGCTACAAGCAGCGGCAGGTGCGCGCGTGGTACGCCCGCCGGGACGAGTGGCCACGCGACGCGCTCATCGTCTCCGGCTCCGAGCCGGTGGCGCAGGACCAGGCGGTGGCCACCGAAGCCGACCCAGTAGATGGTGTCGGCGACATGGCCAACGTCCACGTGGTCATCGGCCCGCCGGCCGCCGGCAAGTCCACCTTCGTGCGCGAGCATGCCGGCCCCGGCGACGTGGTGGTGGACTTCGACCTGCTGGCCAACGCACTGTCGAACCAGGACGCGGCCAACCACGACCACAGCAAGGACGTGAAGATGGTGACGAAAGCGGCTCGCGCCGCTGCCGTGGCGAAGGCCTGCAGCATGGGCGTGGCCACGTGGATGATTCACTCCTCGCCCGCGCCTTCCACCCTCGACCGCTACACGGCCGCCGGCGCCACGATCCACGTGGTGGACCCGGGCAAGGACGTGGTCATGTCGCGCTGTAAGCGGGAGCGGCCACCGGCCATGCTCGTGGCCGCAGCCAAGTGGTACGACGACCGCAAGGCCACCCCGCCGAAGACCACCACCGAGCGCGGTCTCGGTTGGGGGCACCAGCGCAAGCGCGAGGCACTGCTCGCCGTCCACCGCGACGGCGCGCCCTGCTGGTGGTGCACCCGGCCCATGTACCGCGACAAGACCCGCAACTTCGACGGCCAGGCGCTCGCCGCCGACCACATCCAGGCCCGCGCCAACGGCGGCACCACCGCCGGCCGCCTGCTCCACGGCAGCTGCAACTCGTCCCGCGGCGACGGCTCACGCGACGCTCTGCGCCCCGCAGTCGCCCCGCCCGGGGGAGAACCCACCCCACGCCCCGTTAGCCCGCCAGCGGCCCCGCTAGGCCCCGCCCCGGCGCTGTCACCCGCCGCCGACTACGAACCGGCCACGGTCTACGACTGGCCGAGCCTCTGACCCCCCTGGTCGAAATATCCGAGGCCCCATCTCCTGACCCTCCCTCGGCCGCGCAGTCAGGGCATTTGTGTGGGCGCTGAAACTCACAGAACCCGCAGGCAGCAGGCCTGCCAGACCCCCGGAAGGGAGGACCCCGTGCCAGAAGCCGAACCAACCGAAACCGCGCCGGGCAGCCTGGGCCTAGCCCGCGGCCTGCTCGGGCCAGGCAAGGCCGTGTACGAAGCCCTTGTCCAACCGGGGATGGACTTTGCCGACCTCTCCCTGTGCGAGGAGGCAGGCAGGCTCCGCGACCGGCTGGACCGGCTGCAGAAGATCATCTCCGGCGACGAGGAGGACTGGGCGCGCATCGTCAAAACCTCTGGCGAGACTCTCGTCCTGCGAATCGACGGCGCGCTGCTCGAAGCCCGCCAGCTCACCACCGTCTACCGGCAGCTCATCGGGGACATCAAGAGGAGGTGGCCGGATGTGTTCAGCGGCGCTGACGTTGACGGACTCGAAGGACTTGGCGAGCTGGCCTACTCTGACGGGTAGGCAAGAGCCAGAGAACCTGGTCATGACCCCTGGCGATACCCGCCAGGGAAACGAAGTGATCACCCTGGCCAAGCGCGCCGGGTCGAATCAGATGCCGTGGCAGTGCGGTCTGATCCGCGGTATCTCCGCGAAGACCCCCGCCGGCACGTGGGTTCACATGACCTGCGTGGTCATCGTCCCGCGGCAGAACGGCAAGTCCGAGGCCATCGTCGCGCTGATCCTCTACCGGATCTTCGTCCTGGACGAGACGGTGGTCTACACCGCTCACGAGTGGAAGTCCGCCCAGCCGGTGGCCGAGCGTCTGATCGAGATGATCGAAGCCCGCCCATGGCTCGACGCGCGGGTGGCCAAGAAGCTCAACTCCCAGGGCGAGGCCCGCGTCGTGCTCGCCGGGCCGAACAACCCGGCCCGCCCGAACCTCGACTCCAAGGGAGAGCCGAAGATCGGCAAGGTCATCTTCCGCACCCGCTCCGCTAAGGCGGGACGTGGCCTGGACGAGGTGGACACGCTGATCTACGACGAGGCGTTCGACATCACCGATTCCTCGGTGGCGTCGCTCAACCCAACCCAGGACGCGGCCAAGGACCCGCAGGTGATTTACGTGTCCTCTGCGGTCAACCAGGAAGAGCACCCCAACGGAGTCCAGCTGTCCTCGCTTCGCGCTGCCGCACTTCGCCGCGACGACCCGACCATGTTCCTGGCCGAGTTCCGCGTGCCGGAGGGCAGCGACCGCGAAGACCCGGACACGTGGGCGCTCGGCAACCCGAGCTACGGCGTGATCAAGAATGAGCGCAAGATTCGCAACCTCATGGCCAACATGAAAACGCCGCGCGGCCAGAAGAACTTCGACGTCGAGGCGCTCGGCATCGGCGATTACTTCTCCTTCGAGGAGGTCGTCGAGGAATCGCACACCGTGGTCGACCTCGACTACTTCGACATGCTGCGCGACCCGGCCCCGGAGCTCACCGGCAAGTCGTGTCTGGCCATCGACGCGTCCAACGACGTCACCAACCGCACCTGGACTATCGCGGTCGCGGTGCGCACCGCGCGCGGCATCCATGGCCAGATCGGATACTCCGGCCCGGCCACCGTCGCCCAGATGGTCGGCTTCATCGAGAAGGTGGTCGAGCGCAACGACCCCCTGGCCGTGATCGTCGATCCGCGCTCCGGCGCCGGGGTGATGATCCGCCCGCTCACCGATGCCGGCATCGAGCCGGAGGAAATGACCTCCACCAAGGTTGCCGCGGCCACCCAAGGATTCCTGCAGAAAGTCGACGATGGCGTTTTTACACATGACGGCGACGAACGCCTGGCCGACGCCCTGGCCGTCGCCCGCCTCCGAGAGATCGGAGACGGCGGCATCGCCTGGGCGAAACGCAAGTCCGAAGGCGACATCAGCCCACTGGTCTCCATGTCGAACGCCATGTGGGGACTCGATGCGTTCGACATCAAACCTGCCGCGCCGCCACCCGCCCCGCTGCAACTCGATGACCCCGACGAGTTCACCCCTGACCTGACCGACGAACTGACCAGCCTGAACTGGTGAGAGGAGGGATAGCCCATGGCCACCAACACCCCAGCCCCGCCCGCGCCCACCGAGCTCGGATACCTCAACCCCGGCGGACTCGATTTTTACGCAGACGCCGCCTGGGATCCGGCACTCGCCCGCGAGCTGCAATGGCCCGAGTCAATCAGCACCTACGACCAGATGCGCAACGGCTCCGGCCAGACCGCCGCCATCGTCGACGCCGTCACCCTCCCCATCGAGGGCACCAGCTGGCGACTCGACCCCAACGGCGCACCCGAAGAGATCGTCCAGTTCATCTCCGACCAACTCGACCTGCCGATCATCGGCGCCGAAGGCCAGAAGCGAACCACACGTCGCGCCGGGCGGTTCACCTGGTCGGAGCATCTGCACTCCGCGCTCCTCATGGTCGTCTACGGCCACATGTTCTTCGAGCAGGTAGTCCAGCCAACCGCTGACGGCAAGTGGGGACTGCGCAAGCTCGCCCCGCGCATGCCGCAGACAATCGCCGCGATCAATGTGGCCCGCGACGGCGGACTGGACTCCATCGAGCAGCGCCCGCCGCACGACCTCCGCGTCGTTCGCCCCGGGGACTTCACCGGCAACGTGCGTATCCCCGTCAACCGGCTGGTGGCCTACAGCTACCGCCGCGAGGGCGGCGACTGGGCCGGCCGCTCGCTCTTCCGCCCCGCCTACCCGCACTGGCGAGCAAAGAAGTTCCTCGAAAAGATCGAGCTGCAGGCCATCGAGCGCAACTCCATGGGCGTACCCGTCTACGAAGCCCCCTCCGGGGCAACGGAGAAAGACATCGAAGCAGGAAAACGCCTCGCGCAGTCGCACCGCGCCGGGTCGAACTCCGGCGCCGCACTTCCGAACGGTGCCTCGCTCAAGCTGATTGGCGTGTCCGGCCAGCTGCTCGCCCCGCGCGAGGCCATCGAGTACCACAACGCTGAGATCGGCAAGGTGGCGCTGACGCACTTCCTCAACCTCAACAAGGGCGGCTCTTACGCTCTCGCCCGCCCGCTGGAAGAGCTTTTTACGCAGTCGCTCACCGCGACCGCGGACATCGTCGCGGACACGGCCACCCAGCACATCGTGGCCGACCTCGTGGATTGGAACTTCGGAGAGGACGAAGCAATCCCGCGCATCGTCTACGACGATCTGCGCACTGACACCAACGCGGTGGCCAACGCCATCCGCACCCTCGCCGACGCCGGCATCATCCGCCCGGACCGCTCGCTTGAGGAATGGGTACGCCGAGACCTCGGCGCACCTGTGAAGGACACGCCGCCGCCCGAAGGGTGGCAATCCCCGCAGGAGGTGGACGATGGCGGATAGACCCGTGCTTCGCAAGGTGCCAGATGTGGAGCTGCTCAAGACAGGGGAGTGGCCACTAGCTACTGGCACCTGCTCGTTCACCACCGAGGACCTCGCGGCCGCGGTGCGCGCCGCGCAGTCGCCCTCCGTCGCCCGCCCAGTAATCAAGCTCGGCCACGATGACCCGCGCTTCTCGGGGGAGCCGGCCGTCGGCTTCGTCGACAACCTCCGGCTCTCCCAGGACGGCTCAACGCTCGTGGGCGACTTGTGCGGCGTGCCCGGGTGGCTGGCGGACATCATGCCGTCGGCCTACCCGCGGCGCTCCATCGAGGGGCAGTTCAACTACCGCGACCAGGCCGGCACCGTCCACCCGTTCGCGCTGACCGGACTGGCTCTCCTCGGAGTCACCCCACCTGCAGTCGGCACGCTCGCGACCCTGCGCGACGTCGCCGCCCTCTATCAAGTCGAAGCTTCGACCGGGCCAGGCGGCCCGGAGAAAGGAATCAGGACCATGCCTGAAGCAACCGTCGCCGCGGCCGCCTCCGTCGAGGACATCCGCCGCGACTTCTACGAGCAAGGCCCCGGCAAGGAGACCTTCTGGTGGATCGAGGAGATGTTCCTCGCCCCGTCCGAGGTCATTGCCATGGACGACGAAACCGGCGAACTCAAGAAGATCCCCTTCACCGTCGCCGAAGACGAATCCATCACCTGGGGCGAGGCCAAAGACGTCAAACGCGAATACGTCGAGGCCTCCGCCCGCACGCCCGACGCGGTCTGGGCGTCGCGCGACGAATCCGCCGCCCTGGGCGAGCCTGAAACACCGGCAGCCCCGGGCGACACCACCACCGACGAAGGAAAGGACCCCATGGAGTTCACCGAAGACCAGGCGGCCAAGCTCACCGCAGCCCTTGGCCTTGGCGACGACGCCACTGCAGCCGACATCGTCACCGCCGTGGAAAAGCTCGCCGCCGACAACACCACCGAAGAGACCAAGGCCAACAAGGAGAACGCAGACCTCGCCGACGAGACCATCGTCGCCGCAGCCAAGAAGCGCGGCTTCAACCTCGTCTCTGCCTCCTCCTTCGACACCATGCAGAAGCAGCTCGCCGAGCTGCAGGACGACAAGCGCCACCGCATCGTCGAAGACGCCATCGCCGCTGGAAAGTTCATGCCGTCCGCCCGCAATGCCGCCATCGAGCAGATGCGCGCCGGGCTGCTCACCGAGGAGACCATCGCCGCGATGTCTCCGATCGTCACCGTGGCCGGCGCCGAAGTTGGCCACGGCCACACCGACGACAACACCGAACCCGAGGACGTCCGCGAAACGGACGTCTACAAGAACTGGATTTCCTAGGAGGCCCCAATGTCTGCCGTACTCGCAAAGTTCCACACCGGCCCTATCACCTTCGAAGCCGAGGAAGCCGTCACCGGCGGCCAGGTCGTCGAAGCCGGTAGCACCGACCGCACCATCAAGCCGGCTGCCGCCGGTTCCGCCAAGGTCCTCGGCGTCGCCCTGATCGACGCTGAGCCGAAGGGCGAAAAGTACACCGGCACCCCGAACCACGCGTCCGTGGCCATGGCCCCGGCACATGTCCCCGTCGAAGCAGACGGCGACGTCGCCCCGGGCGACCTCGTCGTTGCTGCCGACGGCGGCAAGGTCACTAAGGCCGACGATGCCGCCCCGCAGGCGCAGATCGTCGGCCGCGTGATCGAGACCCTCAACGACAAGACCGTCAGCGTCCGTCTCTACTGCTAAGGAGCACCACCAATGGCTAACAAGCTTATTTCCATCGACGACGGGCGCCGCGACGTCCGCGTCTCCGACCTCATGGCCCGCCCGGAGATCATCCCGACCCGAGCCATCGACCGCCTGCGCAACGAATTCCCCGCCGAGGACATTCTCACCGACGGCGGCACGGCCAACACCTTGGAGTTTGAGTTCACCCAGAACGCGAACCGCTACATGGACTCCGACCCGGAAGTCATCGCCGAGTTCGCCGAGTTCCCCACCGTCGCCCCCTCCCATGGCGACAAGATCCTCGGCCGCGCAACCAAGGTCGGCTACCGCATGGTCTTCTCCCGCGAGATGAAAGACTTCAACCAAGTCCAGCAGGTCAACAAGACCATCACTCGCGCGGTTAACACGTTCAAGCGTTACAACGAGAAGCAGCTCTGGGAAGCACTCCTCGCCGCACCCATCCCCGAAATCGCAGCCGGCGTGCCGTGGAACCAGCAGGGATCCGACCCGCGCTACGACATGGCACTCGCGATGGAAACCGTCTCCTCCGGCAACGCCGTCTATGACGAGAACATCGAAGAGTCCTGGGACCCGGACATGATCGTGCTCAACAAGGCACTCGCCCCGACCCTCGTCGCGAACGACAAGTTCAACGCCATCTTCGACAAGGACGGCACCAATCCGGAGAACATCCGCTACACCGGTAAGTTGCCCAAGAAACCCTTGGGCCTGAACGCCCTCGGCGTCCGCTTCCTCGCCAAGGATCGCGTCCTGGTCCTGCAGAAGGGCGCGCCGGGCTTCTTCAAGGATCCGCGCCGTCTCGAAGCCACGCCGCTTCGTGCCGACGACGAGTGGGGCGGCGACACCGAGACGTTTTCGTCCCGTATCTCCCAGATCCGCTTCATCGGCATCGACGAGCCTTTCTCCGCATGCTGGATCACGGGGGTGACTGGCTAATGCCTCGCATTAAGGTTCTCGCGAAAATCTGGCCGCAGCACGTCGACGGCAGCCGCTACGAGCGCCGCGCCGGCGACATCGTGGACGCCTCCGACGCCGATGCCGCCCGCTTGATCAAGGCGGGTGCCGCCGAGCCGACGAAGCGCAAGGTCACCGTCGCAGACCAGAAGGACGCCTCCGAGGACACCACCCCCAAGACCACGGAGGCCGTCGCGGAGAAGCAGGTCGAGGAGGAGCTACCGCCCCAGACCGAGACCTACCAGGACACCTTCACGCTGCTGCCGGCAGACGAAATCGAAATGGAGATGCCGGCGCAGTCGGCCACCACCGAGCTGTGGCAGGAGTACGCGATCGCCGCCGGCATGCCGGCAGACGTCGCTCGCGAAAAGAAGCGTGACGAGCTGCGCCAGCTCTTCGCATAGCGCACAGAAAAGGAGGACAACGCCATGCAGCCACACCTCCTTGTCACCCCGGAAGACATCACCAAGCGTCTACCGGAAACCGTCAAGCCGCTAAGCCCCGGAGACCTGGAGCGCGTGGCCACGCTCATCGAGGACGCCGAGTTCCTCATCCGCGACGAGTTCACCCTCGCGTGCCGGGACTTCGACGCTGAAATGACCGTGCCGCACCGCGCGCGCACGGCGGCGCGTGTGATCCGACAGATGGTTGCCGCCGCGATCATCGTGGGGCCACACGTCGGGGTGAAGTCCCTCTCCTCCACGACGGGGCCCGCCAGCGACTCCATCACCTACCAGGACCCGCCGAAGGTCAGCTTCGACGGCGTCTTTCTCACCGACGAGCAGCGCCGGCTGCTCGGCCTGGACGTGTTTGCGGACAGGCCGTCGTACTACTATCCGCGCTCCCAGTGGGGACCGCACGAGTAGGAGGTGCACATGCTTCTCGCTCAGGGAGAAACCGTCAAGGTGCTGGGAGACAAACCAGTACGCAACGAGTTCGGGGCCGTCCTCGGGTGGAAAGTTATCCGCGAGCTGCCGCACTGCATGGTCTCGCCCGCGGGTGACCAAGTCGTCAGCGGTGACGGATTCGTCCAGGGCGACTTGTCCAAGCTGCAGGTGCTTGCCCCGCCCGGCTCCATTGTCGAGGAAGGGCAGCTCGTGCAGATCCGTGGCCACGTCTACCGGGTTGAGTTCACGCCGTTTGACTACTCCCACGGCCGCCGGCCGGTATTCAGCCGGCACCGGCCGCGGATGATGTTCACCGTAGTCAGGGGTGATGCGCATGACCACGTCTAGGGCGGTGCACCACCGCGACCCGGCTGCATTCCGGGAGTTCATGAAGTCCCCAGAGATTGAGGCGCGGGTGCAAGCGGCTGCCGCGTCCATCGTCAAGAAAATGCAGGCGGCGTGGCCAGAAGGGGCCGACACCCCGACAAAAGACGGCGTCGAGAAGGTCTTCGAGGTCCGCGACTTCGAGATGGCCGATGGGCGCCCGACAACCTGGGTCTTCGTCAATCACCCGTATGCGGCAGCCCACGAGGCGACTACCGGCTTTGTCACAAAGTCGATTTCCGCCTCCGGCTACCGGATCAGATCGTAGGGGGAGGGCATGCAGAATCCGATAGCGGACATCCTTTTCTCCCCGGATCCGGTGGAGAAGCTTTACAGAGACCTCCGGCAAGCACTGCCGGACGAGCTACCGCTTTACCGGGACTCGCTGCCGGAGAAGTGGAACGCCGATAAGGGCGCGGCCGTCGTCGTCGCTGACGGTGCGCCGCAGGGCGGTGATACGGCCCACGACCGCGATCTGGTGCGCGTCACTGTCCACGCCCCTACGCGAGACCTCGCCCGCCGCCTTGGGCGTGCAATCGCGGACTACCTGTTCAGCCCGGTCGGAGGGCTGGGCCTAGCAATTATCCGCACCCGCTCTACCCGCCCCATCGTTGGGCCGGACAGCTTGCGGGGCGGCTACGTCTCCACAGCGTCATACAGCTGTGGCCAATCACGAAGGAGAATCACCAATGCCTAAGAATCGCGCCGCGGGCCTCGATGTCCGCACGCTGGAGGACCGCGAGGTCCTCTTTTTCTTTGACGATAACCCCGCCATCGACCGAGCCACCGGCGTGTTCGGCCCTGGCTGGCACTCCGGCGGTCTCGAGCCTGCCGACGGCTCGCACGACATGTCGCGCAACGTCGAATCGAACAAAACCAACCTCACCGGTGGCCAGACCGCGACCTCCTACAAGGCCGCGGACGTTGGCGGCACCGTCAACCTCATTCAGGGGTCCCCGGTGCTCGACAAAATCGAGTGGCCAGACACCGTCGTGCAGGGCGGCACCCTGTACCGCAAGCACACCTCGCAGGTGGCCAAGGCGTACACCGCCACCGTGCACAAGTACACCTCGGGCATCACGCACATTCGCGTGTCCCGCGAAAAGGCACAGCTCACCGCCGCGGAGCGCAACCGCGCAACGGACCCGGCCGGCCGCCCGGTGAACATCGACTACCAGAACGGCTCCGACGAAGTCATGTTCGAGGAGCGCTACTACAAGATCGGAGAGGACGGTTCCGTGACCCAGGTCAAGGAGAAGATCTTCCAGGACATCTCGAACCTCGACAAGCTCGTCAATGACGGCAAGGCGTTCGTCCCGAAGGCATCCGCCGACGGCATGAAGGCCTTCGTCCCGGTCGAAGACACCGATGCCGAAGACGGTGTCGAGCTGATCGAGTTCCAGGACCCGGACACCGGCGAGACCACCACCCAGGACGAGGACACCACCTCCGTCAAGCCTGCCGGCAGCACCTCCACCTCCGGCACTACCGGATAGGCCGAACCAACGTCGTTAAAGCGCTAGGGGTGACGCACCCTGCGTGCTGGCGTAGCTCAAAGGAAGAGCTTTCAAAATCTGCGACACGCTTGGAAGACAGGTTGGGTGCGGGTTCGAGTCCCGCCGTCAGCACCCGGCGCTCGCTCTCTACTCGGCGGTTCCGAGAGAGCGAGCGCCCCTACACGTACACCACGGAACCGCCGCAATAGGAGGAACCGCCATGTCTGAGAAAGACAAGCCGAAGAACAGCACCGATGTCGCCAAGGTGGACGAGACGAAGAGTACGGGCGAAGAACAAGCCTCTGGCCCCGAGCTCATCCACTTTGACGTCACGCTGGCAAACGGCAACGAAGTCACGCTGTCCGCTTTGAAAAACATGGAAGACTGGGATCTCGAACTACTCGAGCACGCCCAGCTTGGAAACACCGCTGTATTCCTGTTCGGCGTGTTGACGTGGGCATCCAGGTTTAAGCTCCGTGCCGCGGGCGCGAAGACCCCCGACTTCGAGACCATTTCCATCGCATACGGCGAGGCAACTGGCAACGTCACACCGGAGTAAACCGTGACCGTCCCGCCGATCTTTACCGAAGCAGCGGGACGCGACAACATCACGTTTACTGTCCCGCTCGTCTCCGGCCGTCAAGTCAAAGTAGAAGCCGTCGCTGAACCAATGAGCCTCGGCGCCGACACCGTCGCTTTGCTGGCCTCAGGCGATCACGCGATCTTCCCGCTGCTCACCCCTCGCGGCATGGTCAACTGGCAGATCGCCAGGGCTAAGCCGCAAGATGTCGCCACACTGTGTGAGCAGTGGGCCCTCGCCGCAGGACTAGGAGAGTACGGCTTCGGCCGCCTCGTCTACATCCTGCGCCACACCGACCTAGTCGAAGCCGACCTGCAGCGTTTCTACAACGTCGACCTCTCCGGGTGGCCACGCGGAGAAATCACGACTCGCCGGGTCGTCTGCCTCGTCTCGGGGCTTTGGCACGAGCACGCTTCGCTCTTCTGGTCCGAGGTGGCAGACCTCGACCCGCTCACGAAGGAAGCCACCATTCTCGCCCAGCTCGCAAGCGCGCCGGGCGACCCCCACCCATTCCTGGTGTCGCGCGAAATCCGCCGCCAGAAAGCCGAAGACGCCGCCAAGATCGCGCGCATGCGCGCTCGTGGCTTGTCCGGCTAATCACCACTGTCAGAGGAGGTTTGACCATGGCCAACGCTCTAGGCTGGGTGCAAGTCCCCGTCGTGCCCGTATTCGAGGGCATTAACGCCAAGCTCTCGAAATCGCTGGTGAAGCCAGCCGAGGAAGCCGGACGCAAAGCCGCTAAGTCGGTAGACCAGTCGGCCAAGGACATGGCTGACAGCCTTGATCGCCAGGCAGCCGCGTCGTCGCGCAAGCTGAAGCAGCTCGACCGTGAGTACGACACCGCGATGAAGCAGCGCGAGGCACAGCAAAACCGCGTCAACGCCGCCACCCTTGAACTCGCAGCCGCGGAAGAGAAGTACCAAACCGCAGCAGCCAAAGGTAAGAACACCGATGCAGAGCTGGCACGAGTAGAACGGGCGAAAGCGAAACTTACCGCCGAAAATATCAAGCTGGCCGGTGCTGAGGAGCGCGTCGAGCAGGCAGAGCAGGCACATGCCGCTCAGCTCAAGGACCTTGAGCAAACCCTCGACCGGGCAGAGCAAGCTCAGCGCGAGCTGAACAGCGAGGTGGAGAAGTCCCCCTCAGTTATGGGTCGCGCCGGGGAGAAGATGCGCGAGCTCGGTGACGCTGCCAAGAACATGGGCGGCAAGGCCATGGAGGTCGCGGAGAAGTACAAGGTGCACGCTGGCGTGGCCTTGGGCGCCATCGGCGCTATGGGTAAAGGCGCAGCGGACTACGCGTCCGAAGCGGAGCAGTCCTACGGCGCCGTCGAGTCCATCTTTGGGCAGCACGCCGAGTCGATCATCTCGAAGTCCAAGGAGGCGTCCACCGCCGTCGGTCTTTCCGGGCGTGAGTATCGCGAGCTGTCCTCCACGACGGGCGCGATGCTTAAGAACATGGGTATGCCCATGGAGGAGGTATCCGGGCAGACCCAGGAGCTGGTGACGCTCGGCGCTGACCTGGCCGCCACGTTCGGTGGTCCGACGAAGGACGCAATGGAGGCCATCGGGTCGCTGCTGCGCGGCGAAGCTAACCCGATTGAGCGCTACGGTGTCTCGATCAAGAAAGCTGATGTCAATGCGCGTATGGCCGCCGACGGGCTGGACAAGCTTGAGGGCGAAGCGCTCAAGCAGGCTGAGGCGCAGACGATGCTGGCGCTGCTCATGGAGCAGACCGCCGACGCGCAGGGGCAGTTCGCCCGCGAGACTGACACCGCAGCCCATAAGCAGCAGGTGGCCACCGCGAAGATGAATGACGCTAAGGAAGCCATCGGCACGCGACTGCTTCCGATCATGGCTGATCTCATGGATAAGTTCGCAGATGTGGCGGGCGTGGTTGCCGACCACCCGCGCCTGTTCATCGCTGCCGCCGGGGCCGTCGCAACCTTTGCTGGCGCTATTGTCAGCCTGGCCACCCTCGGCGCAGTCACACGTAACCTCAAGGAGCTATCCGACATTATGAGCGCCGGCAAGGGGCTCAAGAATGTGTCGAAGCTACTTGGCGGCATCAAGATCAACCCGTGGATCGCTGCGATCACCGCCGCAGTCGGAGCCCTAACGTGGTTCTTCACCCAAACCGAGATCGGGAAGAAGCTCTGGGGCGACTTCACCGAGTTCATGGCCGACGCATGGCAACGGGTAACCGAAAAACTAGGTGCCGGAATCGACTGGATTGGCGAGAAGTGGGGCCAGCTCACTGGCTTTCTTGGCGACGTCAAGGACTCCGTGTCGGAGGTCTTCGGCATCCTCTTTAACGGGGACTTCACCGGCGAAGGCAAGCTGTTCGGCCTGGACGACGAATCGTCAGGGTTCGTGGATTTCCTTTTCAACGTCCGCGAAGCCGCCCTCGTCGTAAAGGACGCGGTTGTTGCATCCTTCCAGTGGATGGGGGACAAGTGGGCCGAATTCTCCACCGGTGTCGGGCAGTTTTACGACACCTGGATTGCGCCCGCCTGGGAGCTCTTCCAGCTCTCTACCGACCTATTGGCCGCGGCGGTGGCAGACGCATGGCAGCGCATCGCGGACAAGGCGCGGGAGATGTGGGACATCGTCAGCCCGATCTTCGATTTCTTCCTCCAGGGGTGGCAGATCCTCTCCGACGGAATTGCAGCCATCGGTTCTACGGTGATCGAGGCGGTGTGGGTGTCTATCCAGGCCGCCGCGCAGGTCATGTGGACCGTCCTGCAGGGTGTGTTCGAGCAGATCAAGATCGGCTTCCAGCTCGTCGGTGACGTGCTGCGCTCCGTGTGGGACAACATGATCGCGCCAGTATTCGGCATCCTCCGTGAGGGCGCAGGCCTGACCGCCGACATCCTTACGGGCAACTTCGCGAACATCGCCAACCGCTTCCAGTCGATGGGTGAGCACCTCCGCACCATCGTCATGGGGCCGATTACCGTGGCCAAGGATGCCTTCCTCGGTCTCATCTCCGCCATGGGTAAGACCATGGACAACTTCAAGGAGACCGCCGCGCGCGCTGTGGCCGGAGTCGTGACCAAGATGCAGGAGATGGTGCGCACCCTGCGCAGGATCCCGAGGCAAATTGGCGACATCTTCTCTAACGCAGGGGAATGGCTTGTCAACGCCGGAAAGAACATCGTCCAGGGGCTTGTCAACGGCATTTTGTCGATGACCGGCAGAATCGGCGACGCCATCACCTCGATCATGCCCTCGTCTATCGGCGGCATGATCGGCTTTTCTGGCGGTGGACAGCTGCCCGACTACGCTCACGGTGGTTACCTGCCGTCCGAGCCGGGGAGTGGGCTTCTGCCGCGCATCCCTGGCATTCCGCGCTCGGTGCGTGACCCCATCCTGGGGTTCAACCGGGCTGGGATCCCCATCGCGCGCATCGAGCCCGAGGAATTCATCGTCAACCGCGACGATACGGCGAAGAACCTGCCACTTTTGCGCGCCATCAACTCCGGCGCTGAGATCGCATGGCAAGTGCTCAAGGACGGCCGCACCGGTGGCCACGCCCAGCCGACCGGTGACCTTCCGGGATACGCCTCCGGCGGCGTCATCGACGCGATGAAGCGGGTCGTGTTCGCCAAGTACCCAAACTGGGGCCTGATCACCGATCTGCGCCCGGGTGAAGCGAACAACCACGGCGCCGGCCTGGCGGTGGACTTCTCCAACGGCACCGGCAACACCCCGCAACAGCTCGCGCTCGCGCGCGACATCGCACGGGTCTACCCAGAGTCCTTGGAGCTGATCTACGACGCGCCGGGCTGGACCGGCAACATCAAAAACGGCAAGAACGTCGGCGCATTCGGACAGTTCTACACGCTCGGCCAAGCCGGCCCGCACCACCACCACGTGCACTGGGCCATCAAGAACCCGCCAACCAAGTCGCTCGACTCCACCGGCGGCGGCAGCGGTGGCCAAACCCCCCAGGGGCCGGCCAACCTGCCGCCAATGAAGTGGTCGGAGAACATGCTCACCGTCAACGCAGTGCGCGCCGGGCGAGCAATCGCCCTACAGTTCCCCGAAGTCCGAGCAATCGGCGGCTACCGAGCGCAAGACCCCTACCCGGACCACCCGTCCGGCCGTGCGCTCGACGTCATGACCGACACCAACAAGGCACTCGGCGACCGAATCTTGAACTGGCTGTTCGACCACAACGACAGGCTCAAGATGGAGTACGCAATCTGGCAGCAAGCCATGTGGTACAAGAAGGGAGCCCCGCAGCCGATGGCTGACCGCGGATCCCCGACCGCAAACCACATGGACCACGTCCACGCCTACTTCGCCGCCTCGCCACGAGCAACAGGAAAGGAGCTATACCCCAACGAGGTCGGCGCCGGCGGCGGTGCCGCCACCGCAGCCATGCAAATGGGCGACGCCAACCTGCCCCTCAACATCAACACGGGCGCGCCGGGTGAGTCCGCGGCGCTGGCGAAGACGGTCAACGTGCCGAATGTGGATTACGGCACGGCGGCTCAGCTGGCCACCAAGTGGGAGGCGGAGCGCCACCGCGACGAGTCGCTGCGCGAGTTCCTCAAGCGTGCTCGCGTGTACGACAAGGGCGGAATCGTCCCGAAGGGTGGTGTCATGGTCAACCTCGATGACCCCGAGGTTGTGTTCCCGAAGAAGGAGTCGGCCACCCTGCTCGAGGGCATGCGTCACATGCCGGGTGTAGCGCAGGCGCTCGATGTGATCGCCCGTCATTCGCCGGCGACTGCCGCGGCCGTCGAGAAGATGGCGTCTCTGGATTACCAGGCGGTAGGAGAGGAAATGGCCGTCGCATTCCGCGGCGGTGATTTCGGCTACGGCGAGCTCGCCCGGGCCGTAGGTGACGAGGCCGCGGAGAAGATCGTCACGAAGCTTGCCTTCATTGGTGATCAGATCCGCGACATGCAGGACGGCTCCAACATGCGCGCCTACCTGTCGTCACTTCGTGGCTCGGAGGCGCTCGGCCTGGCCGATCAGGTCGGCCAGCTCGCCGGCATCACGCAGATCAACTCGACTCTTGGCGGCGTCGTCAAGGGCTTCGAGGGGATGGAAGATGCCGCGGTGCAGCAGGTCGATGCCGCGAACGCGGTGCAGCAGGCTGAGGAAAACCTCGCGTCCGCCCGCAAGCAGTACGCGGAGATGCTGGCCGAGTCCGGTGGCGACCCGGAGGCATCCGTCAAGACGCAGCGCAAGATCGAGGACGCGGAGCGCAAGCTGCGCGAGGCCAAGGAAGCGCCGCGCTCGAAATCCGACAAGGACGGTGCGGCGAAGGCGAAGAAGATTGCCGACGCCGAGCGGAACTTGTCTCGGGTCCGCGAGGATGCCGCCGAGGAGCTCAAAAAGTCTGGCGCTAAGAACGCCGACGAGCTGCTCAAGGCGTCCGAGGCCGTCACGGCTGCGGAGAACGAGCGGACAAAGGCACTCGGAGTGGTCAAGATGGCAGCCAGCGCCGCCGGGCAGGCGCAGGTGGCCATGGTGCTGGAAATCGCGGAACTCGCCGTCAAGGTGGGCAAGTGGATTAAGGAGCAGATCGACCGGATCCGCCAGTCCTACGTCGACGCGAAGAAGGCGCTTGCCGCCGGCATGGGCGAGGTAGCCAAGTGGGCCGAGCTGGTCCACGGGTGGCAAGTCCAGGTGGCCACGCTGCAGCAGCAGCTTGTCCGTGGCGTAAACGAGCAGCGCGAGGCGGAGTACGCCCTGCGCATTGCTACGCATGATCGTCTGACCCAGCAGGCCGCCTCGGAAGTCGAGGTGGCCAAGGCTCGCCTGGGCCTGGATAAGGAGATCGAGCGTGGCGCGAAGATTGCTCAGCTGAAGATGATGGGGCTGCACGAGGACTGGGACTCCTATCTCGCTTACGAGGCGCTCGTCGCCCAGGGCGTGATGAAGGAGTGGTCGGATCAGGCCATCTCTGAGCTGTACCGCTACGAGTCCGCGCGTGCTCAGGCTGCGAAGGCTGAGCTGGAAGCCCGGGTCAACCAGATCAAGGCTGAGTCCGCGCTTGCCGCGGCCACCCGCCAGAACGCGCGCAATCAAGCCGATTTGCTCACGGCGCAGGAGCGTCTGATCAAGATGTCGGCCAAGGTCGCGGGCGTGGATCTGGTGGAGGCCACCGCCGGCGCCCAGCTGTCCAAGCTGTTCGCCCAGATGGCGGAAGTGCAGATGGGTATCGAGGACAACTGGAAGGGCCGTTGGGGAGTAGGTCTAGGTGCTCAGGGCAAGCACGCCAACGAGTATCGCGGCCAGCTCGCCCAGCGTGCCGCTATCCAGGAGTCCATCGACGCGGTGCTTGCCGAGTCCGGGCTCTCGCTCGAAGGTGTGGATTACGACCGGATGCTTAAGCAGATGGCGTACGTCCAGCGCCACGGCGGCGACGCGCTCAATGTGGCGCGATCGTTCATGCCGCAGCTGGTCGAGGCGGAGTCCGCCATGATGCGGCACGACTCGCTCAAGCCCATCTGGGACGCGCAGGACAAGCTCATCGAGAACAACCGCCAGGTCGAGGACTTCCTCGCGGAGATCGACCTCTTTGAGGCCACCACGCCGCTAGAGGAGACCATCAAGGCCCTGGACTACACCGTCAAGGGCCTGGACTCCTCCGCGGAGGCGTGGGCTGACGGCAATGAGGAGCTGCGCGGCGAGTACCTCAACGAGGCCCGGGCTAACCGCCAGGCCGCCGAATCACTCGGCGTGCGCTGGCAGTTCGATCAGCAATACGCCACTGGCAACCTCCGCGAGCGCATCGCGAAGGAAGAAACCATCTACCTCGACGGCGAGCAGATGTACACGGCAGATCAGATCGACCAGCTGCTTGACCAGCTCACAGCAGGCTCGAACATCCGCTACAACATCCGCTCGTCCTCCGAGGTGGTCAACCGCAGAAGGGAGCGACTCTAATGCTCGAAGTCACCCTCACCACGGTCAAGGGGCAGAAGTATCTGCTGACCGGAACTGAATCCGAGTCGGCAGTTCTCGCCCCAGAGGCCGCCTGGGAGACTCTGGTCGGACAGGCCACCCGCTCCGATCAGGTGGTGCCCTCACGCGCTGGCGCACTTGCCGGCCGCACCCGGTGGGGCGTGATCGAGCAGGACATCCAGTTCTATCTTCACGCCGACACCGGCGAGGAGATGGAGCAGGTCTACAAGGACTTCCGCCAGGGGATCAAGGTGTGGGCGCCTGACCGCGTCCAGCGCCCCAAAGCGGCCGTCCTTGAGTTGGTCACCGATCACCCGGCCGCACCGCTGTACCTCGATGTGTGGCTGGCGCGGCCGCTGCCGGGCACCCCGGTGGATATGCGCACACGCACCGACACCACGGTCGCGGGCACGCTGTTCAATCGAGACGGACTCTTCCGCACCGCGCCGAAAACCGGCACAGGCAGCGTGCGGGTGGAAAACCTCGGCGACGAGATCATCTACCCACGCCTAGCCGGCATCGGCACTGGCGGCACCGTGACCGTCCCCTCCGGGGCGAAGTTCGCGTGGCCATCAACCGGCAAACCGGTGGCCGTCAGCCTCGACCCTCGAGACCTCCGACTACCCGGAGCATTCCCCGAGGGAGTGCCACCCGGCGGCAGCGCAACCTACCGCGTACCAACCGGCGTGACCGTCAGCTACTCGACGCTCTACGCCGACCCCTGGGCATAAAACCCTCGCGGAGCCCGCCCAGCTCCGCCCCCTTTTACAACGTGAACTCAATATCGGAGGTGATCTGCGTGACCGACTGGCCATCCTGGCGAAAGCACGTCGACTACGTCGTGGCCACCCGCGGCCGCTGGTTCGGACTCGGCGACGGCGACGGCACCCCAATCATGACGCTGCCCGACCCCACCGGCATCACCGCACCAGACCAATGGGCCGAAGCAGAAGACCTCGCCTTCACCATGCCGGCGCTCACAAGCGACTACCTCACCCACCCCGCCGTCGAAAAGCTGATCATGAACGCCATCGGCACATTCAGCCGCGACGGCCGCCTCGCCACCGCAGTCGAAGACCTCACCCTCCTAGCCGCATTCCCCGGCCCCGGTGGCCACGTCCAGCGACGCGGCGGCATGATCACCCACGCCGACGGCATCGACCAGGACAACGACGGCACCCCCACCGAACTCACCATCAACGCCACCTCCATCATGGACGCCTGGAAAACCACCATCGCCGCATCATGGCCAGCAGCATGGTGGACCGCCCGTCCATACGCCCGCCGCGAAGACGAAGCCGGCATCCGCTACACCGAACCCTGGGACATCGCCCGCGTCGAACTCGCCACCCGCAGCACCTTCGTCTGGAAGCACGGACGCGCCGGGTTCGTCATCCGCCGCCTGGCGCAAGAGTCCTTGGACGTCACCATGGCCACCCAAGCCGACCCCGACGGCACCCTCTGGGTAGACGACCCCTTCCACGTCGTAGAAGTCCCCGAGACCGACACCTCACCCGAGATCTCCCTCGAAGCCCGCGACGACACCATCTGGGACACCGTCAGCGCCCAAGCCAGAAACGCTGGCATCGTCCTCGGCGCCCACGCCTGGTGGCCCGGGGACCCCGCCATCCGCACCTGGAAACCGGTCAAATCCACCATGGCCCCCGCAGAAGTCGACATCAGCCCGTCGGAAGGCGAATCGCAGCGCCCCATCGGCAAACACACCTACCCCCACGCCATGATCGTCCTCACCGCCAAGGAGGTGAAGTAAATGACCACCGCCGTGGCCACCCCGTACCTCATCGCCGACTCCGCGCACGTGACCATCATGCGGTCGCTCGCCTCCTCAGCCTTCGGCACCTACAACCTCGATGTCCCCGACGACATCGACCTCGAAGACATCCACACCTTCGCCGCGCCGGGCAACGAGCTCGGCTACGTGGCGTCACTGGTCAAAGGGCGTCGTGTCGGCGGGTGGGCGAGACGCTTTGTGCGTTGCGACGTCTCCGTCACCGCCAAGGATGACCGCGACCGGCTCCGGGTATCGGAGTCCAATGTGGATGCCGTCCTCCGCGAAGCGCGCGATCGCACCGCGGGGGATTTTTTCTTGGAGTCCTCCATCACCCAGGCGGGCCTTGGGCCGTGGGTGCCGCTAGTCGATTTCGCAGTGGGCGACATCGTCAACGTGGAGATTTTCGGCCGCGTCGTGCAGCTGCCGGTTACCCGCATTGAGCCGATTGTCGACGATGCGGTCATCGTCGGCTGGACCGTACACGTCGGCGGCCAGGTCGTCGGTGATGCCAAGGCCCGAGAGGAAGAAAACGCGGAGATTCGGCGCGCGCTGGTCCGCGACCAGCGCGACCTTGCCGGCATCGAGGCGCAGGTATCCAAGGCCGTCCGCGACGCCACGGACGCCAAGTCCACCGCGGACACCGCCCTGCAGGAGGTCCGCGATGCGGATGGCGTGATTCAGGGCTACGTGCGTGAGTCGCGTGAGCACGTGGATTCGGCGCGGGCGCATAGCGAGTCGGCTGCGGCGTCGTCGGATGCGTCGATTCGGGCGTCTGGCGAGGCCCGGGCGGCGTCGGAAGAGTCTGCACGCCACTCGAGCGAGTCGCAGGTGCACTCCGCGAAGTCCAAGGACCATGCGGACGCCGCGCAGGTCGACGCGGAGAAAGCTCGTCTGGCGAGTCTCGCGTCGTCGGAGTCCTCGCGGCGGTCGCAGGTGGCGTCGCAGCAGTCCTCGGCGGCGTCCGCCTCGTCCTCGGCGTTCAGCGCGATTTCCGTTGAGCATAGCGAGGAGGCCCGCCGCCACTCGGATACCGCGCATGAGCATTCCGTGACGTCGCAGGAGCACTCCGCGAAGTCCAAGGACCATGCGGACGCGGCACAGGTAGACGCGGAGCGGGCAGAGGCAGCATCGGAGGAGTCGTCGCGTCACTCGCAGGCGTCGCAGGAATCCTCCCGGAGGGCGGAGGCGGCGTCGGAGCAAGCACGCTTGTCCACGGCACAGTCCAGAGCCGCGTCCGCCTCCTCGTCGGCGTACAGCGTCGTGTCGCTGCAGTACAGCGAGCAGTCGCACGAGTTTTCCGAGCTGTCGCATCAGTATTCGTTGGATTCGCAGGACCATAGCCAGAAAGCGAAAGACCATTCGGATCGGTCCGTCACGGCGTCGGACGCGTCCTCGTCGGCGTCGAAGCGGTCGCAGGACGCCTCGGCGAAAGCCGTTGAAGCGCAGGGCTTCTCGGAGGGTGCTGCGCGCGAAGCTGAGATTGCGCGTAGCGAAGCCGAGGGGCTTCGTGATGATGCGGAGCAGGCCCGCAAGGACGCAGAGATAGCCCGCAAGGATGCAGAAACGGCACGGTCGAAAGCAGAAGGGGCGCGTGACCGGGCGGAGGGCGCTCGCGACGATGCGGAGACTGCACGTAGCAAGGCCGAAGGCGAGCGCGACAAAGCGGAGAAAGCCCGTGACCGTGCTGAGGGCGCTCGCGACGATGCGGAGCAGGCCCGTGCTGACGCGGAGTCTGCCCGCGCCGAAGCCGAGGGCAAGCGTGACGAGGCGGAAACGTCACGCCGGAGGAGCTTCTCGGCGATGGCCGCGTCGCATGCCAGCATGTCGATGGCGGAGCAGGAGCGCGCCCTGGCCGAGGCTGCGCGTGATCGGGCTGAGCAGTCCCGTGCGGACGCGGAGGATGCGCGCCTGGCCGCGGAGACCGACCGCGACAAGGCCGAGAAAGCTCGTGATGCTGCGGAGCGGCACCGCAATGATGCGGAGCGTGGCCGCGACGAGGCGGAGACGTCGCGCCGCAGGTCGTTTTCTGCGATGGCCGCAAGCCACGCCAGCATGTCGATGGCGGAGCAGGAACGCGCTGCCGCGGAGTCTGCCCGCAACGAGGCCGAGCTGAAACGTGCTGCCGCGGAGGATTGGCGCGCCAAAGCCGAGGAGGACCGCAAAATTGCGGATACCGCCCGCCAAAAGGCGGAGGAAGCGCGCCAAGAAGCATTCGAAGCACGGAATGAAACACTGACGGTGCAGCAGTTCTACACCGGCGAGCAGGCTTTGCTCACGCAGGGCATGGTGCATTGGACTCGTGAGCAACGCACCCGCGTGTACAACCACCCGGGGGCTGGCACAAAAACGCATGAGGGTGGGCTGCTGAAAACGTGGGACTACAACAGTCAGCGCGGGTTGTCATTCCAGGCGCTCGGGAACTGGTGGGGCAAGGTGACGTTCCAGGTCGAGTTCAAGGGTGGCACGGATTCGGCGGTTGACCTGCACACCTACAACGTCGGCTTCGATAAGCGCAGCGACACCTTCAAGCAGGGCGCTATTCACATGGCGTTTATGAATGCGCAGATGCAGGTTGAGGTGTGGAAGCCGAATAACGCGGTGTTTTACCTGCCTGTGGATACGGAAACGGGGAAGGTGACCAGTGTGTCTTCCTACGAAACACCGATTGGTAACCCGTTTTTGCTGCATTCGGATGGCAGTTTCAGTGTGTCGGGGATTAAGGCGAGCATTTTCGATGTCGGTAAGAAAACTGTCAACGGTATGGAGCGGTTCTACCCGAAGAAACGCAGGATTCCAGGCACGAAAATCTCTGTGTGGCCCGCGTTTATTGAGGTACGCGAGGTCGCGTAATTCCTTTGTGACCGTCGTGAGATGGCCACACACCAACCATCAATAAGGAGGAAACAATATGTCGATAATCAGTATCCATGCGGGGGGGGCTTTGTAAATGAGCTCACCCGTCAACATCGACCTGGACGCATTGCCGGAGATCAAGTCGTACGCGGCCACCACCAGCACAGCAGGCAGTGTGAACCTGACCGACTCGGGCAGCTCGTACGAGAAGCTGCCGGTGGGTGTGTCCACCATTTCGGTCTCCTCAAAACAGTCCAAGCTGTACGTGTACCTCACGACGGACATGGGCGCGGCGTACCGCTATGTCACCAAGGAACCCGAGGCGGGGGAGACGGTCGTGATTTCGAATGTGGCGGTGCCGAAAGGCGAAAAACGCTACCTGCAGATTCGCTGCGACAACCCGTGCGATGTGGGCGTAACCATCATCACCTACCCACTCGCGTAGCTGCGGGGGGGGGTGCGCTAAATGACCACCCCGAACATCGAACTGATCATGCCCACCACAACCCTGTTCACCGGAAGGGAGGGCAGTGGGCAGTACCTCAGAATCGACGGAGGTCTGAACTACGTGTATCTGCCGATGGGTGCGAGTCTGGTGCAGATCGTTGCTACGGGCATGAAGGATGCGCGGATTCGCATCGATTTGGTGAAGTCTGGGGGCAACTCTACCGCGCTCAAGCTGCATACTGTCGCTGCGGAGACGGAGCGCATATTCACCGACACATTCGCAAACGCCAACTCCCAATCTTCCGGCATGTGGATCAGGATGTGGTGCTACGGACTCACGGCAGACCAGGCAGCAACCGGCACCGTCGGTGTGACCATCACGCCGCTGCAGTTCGAGTAGCGCAGGGGGTGGCCGCATGACCACCCCAAACATTGACGTGGACCTTGGTGCGCTGCCGGAGCTTCGCTCATACGCGGCAACATCGTCCAGCGCGGGTGTTTTCCTAACGGGAGGCTCCATCTACACGCAGCTTCCCGAGGGCGTTTCGATGATCACCGCCACCATCCAGGAAGGCGGCGGGACGGTGTACCTGGCGAAAGAGCCCAGCTACAGGGATCGCTACGTCACCCGCGCTGCAGAAGCAGGGGTGCCCGTCTCGCTCTCCAACGTCGCAGTCGCCAAGGGCGAATCGCGGTATCTCAATATCGCAGCCGACAAGGAGGGCGTGGACGTGGGCGTAACCATCATCACCTGGCCGCTGACAACCTAACCCCGCATGGTCGCGGGGCAACCCATTGAAAGGACAACACAGTGGAACAATTCACCGCAGCGCTCGACGCGCTCACCCCCGACCAATACCCAGAAGCAGCACGCGAAATCGTCATGCGTCTCACCGACCGCGAACTGCGCGACCACCGCCTCTACTGCTCCGACGAGGAACCGAAGCGGCGCCAACGCGAGCAGGATAAGGCCGAAGCGCAGGCGGAGCTGGTGGCGGAGCTGCAGGAGCAGCACCCGGAGCTGGCCCCCAAGTACGCTACCCAATTGGACGAAGTGGGTACGCTCGAAGATTTGTTCGCCAAGCTGCCCGACTGGGTGCAACCCACCAGCAAGGCCAGCTCCTACCCGCCCATGTCGCTGGTGAAACACCAGGAGAAGGCCTACCGGGCGCGCAGACTCACCGACAAGGAACCGGACACGCCGTTCTCCGGCTGGGAGGATGTGACCGCCGACTTCCTACGCCCTGAGCCTATCGCGGACGGCAACGCCGACGAGGTAGGCGCGGACGCGCCAGGGCTAATCACCGAGCCAGAAGAGCCGGAAAACATCACCCCCGCCCCGCAGGTGGAGGAGTGGAAGGCAGGCGAACTCGTCACCAAGGGCACCACCCGACTCCACGACGGCGCGCTCTACGTCAGCCGGCGCCTCCACACCACCACCCAAGACAAGGCGCCCGGCAACGAGACGTACTGGCAGAAACTCGACTAACCCCCAACCACTCCGAAGCCCCACGCGCATTGTGTGGGGCTTTTCTCATGCCCAAAAGGAGGCACACGATGGCCAATCGCTGCTGGCCACTACCCAAGAACAAGATCAGAATCACCAGCCGGTTCGCCGGACGCATCAACCCCGTCACTGGCAGGCGCGAGACACACTCCGGCACGGACTTCGGCGCGCCGGACGGCACACCGTTCTACGCCGTGGCCGACGGCACCGTGCAGCACGTCGGGCCCGCCAGCGGCTACGGCCACATGATCGTAATTGACCACCCGGCGGAGGTCGGCGGTGGCTGCTCCGAGTACGGACACATGTGGAACGCCTACGCCACCGGCCTGAAAGTCGGCGACAAGGTACACAAGGGGCAGCTGATCGGCTACGTCGGCTCCAACGGCCAATCCACCGGCCCACACCTGCACCTAACCATCTACGAGCTCGGCTACCGCTCGAAACGAGTGGACCCCGAAACATGGCTCGCCGGGGCGGACTACCCCGACGAGAACAGCGCACCAGCGAAGCCGTGGGCACCACCGGAGGTACCGGGCACCATCTTCGGCATCGACATTTCCAGCTGGCAAAAGGACTACCCCATGTCCCGTGTGAAGGCGGATGGCATGGAGTTCGTGATCATCCGCCTGTGCGACGGCACCTACGCCGATCCGCTTTTCACATCGCACCTGGCGGACGCGGAAGCGCAAGGCCTGCTGGTGTCCACCTACTGGTATCTGCGCGCCCCCTCGGAGGGCACCACCATCGCCCAGCAGGTCGACGTGATCGACAAGCAGCTCGGCGGGCGTAAAGACCTCGGCGTGTGGATCGACGTCGAATCCGTCGGCCCCGGAGATGTAAAGCTGCTCACCAAGGACGATGTGTGGGCGGCGAAGCGCGAGCTCGAAGCCCGCGGCTACCACGTCGCCGGCATCTACTCAGGCGCGTGGTACTGGGAAAACATGCCCGGCGGCGAACCATCCATGGACGGCCTGGGGCACCTGTGGGTGTCGAACTACGGGAGCAATAGCAAGGGCGACCCCCGCGACACCTACCTCGCCGACGGCGGCGATCAGCACCGCGGCTGGACATACCCCCTGGGCGACCGTAAGCCCGACATTCTCCAGTTCGGCTCCGAGGGCGTGGTGGGGGACAAGTACCCCATCGACGTCAACGCGTTCCGCGGAACCCGCGCCGAACTTGCCCACATCTTCCACCCCAACCATGCCCCGAAGGAGGAACCAGTGAGCTCCACCGCAATCACCCAATCGTGGCCGGACGGGCCCGAAGCACTCAACGACGCCAAGAACGCGGCCCAGGCCAACCAGGCCGTGCTCACCGAGCCGATCACCTCACTGATCGACGACACCAAGCGCTTCGAGCCGCGCACCATGATCGCGCTCATCGACGCCGCGACATGGCGTCAAAACGTGCTCATGGAAGCAATCTGCCGCAAGGTCGGCCTCGACCCGGAGCAGATCATCGCCGACGCCACGAACGGAGGAAAATAACCATGACCAACAAGCAAACCCCGCGTGCCGTGATCGGCACCTCCTGGTTCATCCGCAAGGCCATCTACCTCGTCGTTACCGTCGTCGGCCTGGTCGCTGTCGTCCTCGGCTGGGTAACCCCCGGCGACGTGGACATGTGGCTGTCCCAGGTTGGCTCACTCGCCGCCGTGGTCGGCGGTGGTATGGCCGCGATGAACACCGGCCGCGCCTCGGACAAGTCGCCCGCGGAGGAAATCGCCGACAACGCCGCGGCCACCACACCCGCATACGCGGTGTCCCAGCCCCAGCGGGTAGGTGAGACCTACCAGGACATTCGCGAGAGGGTGGCGATTCACAATGCGGAGTAGCTGGTCTTGGGGGCGCATTAGCGTGTGGGTGCAGTGTTACCTGCCGCGTTTCCTCGCCGTCGCCTGGGCCGCATTCGCAGCTGCCACCGCCGCCGCTTACATCGGTGTTGTTCCGCCGCAGCTCGAAGCGGTGGACGGTGCGCTCTCCGCCCCGATGTGGCTACTGTGGGCTGTCGCCGCGACAGCACTGCTTTTCGGGTCGCTCGTGCCGTCCGGCGCGCCGGAACGCGCCCGCGATGTGGCCCGCTGGTCGCGCATTATCGGCATGGGCATCATCGCTGCCGAGCTGTCGATATGGACCATCGCGTTTTTCGTTGACCAACCCCGCGGGTGGGTGACCGGCAAAAACTACCTCATGCTCCTAGTCAGCGCTTTGTTCTGCACGTGGACTGTCGCCCAGACAAAGGCGCGGGGGAAGCGGGTGGTGCCCGGTGGCGACTGAAATCATCGTCGGCATAATCGCAGGTATTGCGGGTGTTGCCGGGGCGATAGTCGGGTTTCTTGGTAAGCGTGACGAGACGAAGCAGTCCGCGACGGAGGCGTTGATTAATGGGCAGGCAACCCGTATCGACCGGCTGGAAAACCGCCAGGACACGACTGAAGCTGCGCTGCGGGAAACGCGCCAGGAGTTGCAGGATACCCGCAACCAGTTGAACGAGATACAATCCCACGCGGGCGACCTCCGGGACGCGCTCCGGCGTGCCCTCACATGGATAGGTGAAGTGCTCGAACACCTCGCGTCGCCGGACACTATAGCCCCACCACCGGCACCTGATGTGGAGGCGTGGCAGCAGCTCGTGGACACCCCACCGAGGGCACGCAACCCGCCGACCTGACCCCCAACAACACTTGACCCCCATCTTGGCTACGGCCAGGGTGGGGGTCTTTTCTCATGCCTACTTCACGATTCGCTTGATAGTCGGCTGGGAAAAGCCAGTCGCCTTGGCGAGCTTGTACATTGTCACGCCCTGCTTGTGCGCGGCACGGATAGCATCGTCAAGCTTGCCGCGCTGGATGCGAGCTCTCCTCTCTGCCTCCTGCAGCTGCATATTCTGAGAACGCACGTCTTGGAGTGCGTGCTTAGCCTCGTACTCCCAGGCACTAGAGAAGTCCACCAGGCGCTCTGCCAGCTCGTCCCACCCGTGGCCGTCGTCCAGTGGGACGGTAAGGGTCTCTCCGTCGGGGCGGATAGCGACCGCCTTGCCCGGGTGCCCTGAAATAGGCGCGTCCCACATTGGCGTTCCATCTCCGCGTGTGCACCATTCGAGCGTGAGTTTCAGCGGTGGCAGCTCGCATTCGATGGTGGTGGAGGTAGCCCCGTCGAGGGCGGCGCGGATGGCTGGCTCGACGTGTTCGACCTCAAGGTCTGGTATTTGTGTGTCTCTCATAGCGTCTCCTAGAGGGGGCTGGTCTGCGCCTGCCCCGGGTTGTGGCTAGTGCTGGTCTTCGGCGATAGCGCGCTCCTCAGCGGCGCGCAGCTTCTCGTATTTGGCGACTGCCTCCTTGACCTTGCTGTCGATGAGCTCGCGCAGGGTGCCGTCATTGAGCACCTTGAGGAAGGCCTGTTCCTGCTCTTCGATCCATTCTCCAGTGCGAAGCTCGGCGCGGGTGGTGGGCTTTTCGTAAATGCCGGACAGGATCTCTTCCCACGCGCCTAGGGCGATGCCATCTGCGAGGCTGTTGCCGATGAGCATGCGGTGGGTCTCGGCTGCGCCGGTAGCCTGATGGAAGGCGCTGCGCCAGATCTTTTCAAGGCCTGCGCTTTCATAGGGATTGGCGCCCGTGTTGTCTTCGATGGTGAAGGCGAAGTTGCTTGCTTGAGCGGTGATGATGGCTTCGATGCGGTGGGCGATGGGGTTCAT